AGATGGTGCCGTATCCGAACCTGAGTCTGTAGCATCTGTTGATAAGGCTGCTGACGCAACTAAACAGGCACCTGTGCCTAAGACTAAAGCAGGCATGATCTCTGCTATGTACGGTAAGATGAACGCTATGAAAAAAGTGGATCTTCAAGCTGCATATGGTAAGATGATGGGTGAAGAAGTCGAAGTACAGGACGAAGTAGTTGTAGAAACTCAAATTGATACTGGAGCAGAACTTGAACAAGTCATGGAATCAGAGGCAACTCTGTCTGACGAATTCAAGGAAAAGACTTCAATTATCTTTGAGGCGGCAGTTAAGTCTAAGTTGTCAGAAGAAGTTTCTCGTTTAGAGGAGCAATACAAAGAAGAGTTGGCAGAAGAAGTATCTTCTATCAAGTCTGAACTTGTAGAGAAAGTTGACAGCTACCTGAACTACGTAGTTGAAACTTGGATGGAAGATAATAAAGTCGCAGTTCAGAACGGTCTCCGTACTGAAATTGCAGAAGGCTTTATGAACAAGATGAAGGATCTATTCGTAGAATCTTACATTGACGTTCCTGAAACCAAGGTAGACCTAGTGGACGAACTAGCAGGTCAAGTTGAAGAACTCGAAGAGTCTCTCAACAAGCAAACTGGTGAGTCTATCAAGTTGAGCGAAGAACTCGAACAGTACAAGCGTGATGCAATCATTGCAGAAGCTGCTCGTGGTCTAGCAGACACCCAAAAAGAAAAGTTAGCAGAATTGGTAGAAGGCATTGAATTTGACGAAGATTTCGAGTCAAAGGTTGCCACTGTCAAATCATCTTACTTTACAAAAACCGTAAGTGAGGAAGTGGAAATCGTAGACGAAGAACCTGAGACAACTGTCGAAGTATCTTCTGCAATGGATTCTTACCTCTCTGCAATCCGTAAAACATCTCGATCTCAATAAGGAAAAAACTATGAATTCTTACGATCAACTAATCGAGAAGTGGTCTCCCGTCCTGAACGAAAGTTCTGCAGGCGAGATTAAAGATCACCAACGTAAAGCAGTAACCGCTGCTATTCTCGAAAACCAAGAACGTGCTATGGCCGAAGAGCAAGCACAACACGAAGGTTTTGGTGGACTGACTGAAGCTGCCCCAGGCAACAACACGACTTCTGCTGCAAACTGGAACCCTGTACTCATCTCACTAGTAAGACGTGCAATGCCTAACCTTATGGCATATGACGTGTGTGGTGTACAACCTATGTCTGGCCCAACTGGTCTCATCTTTGCGATGAAGGCACGTTACGGTGCAGGATCAACTTCAAGCCGTGAGGCATTGTTTAACGAAGCAGAGACTCAGTTCTCTGGTGATCGTACTGGTACTCATGACTCAGACAATGCGTCTGGTTTCAACGGTATCTCTGACGATTCTTCTAACGCTGCTCCAGTACGTACTACTGACTCAAGTGTTGACGATTCACGTCTAACTGCACTTGCTGCCGGTGGAATGACTACTGCAACTGCAGAAGCATTGGGTGACGGTGTTGGTGCTCCTTTCGCAGAAATGGGTTTCACCATCGAAAAAGCAACCGTGACTGCACAGTCTCGTGCGCTGAAAGCCGAGTACAGTTTGGAACTCGCACAAGACCTTAAAGCGATTCATGGTCTTGACGCAGAAACCGAACTTGCGAATATCCTTTCAACTGAGATCCTTGCGGAAATCAACCGTGAAGTTATTCGTACAATCAACTCTCAAGCTAAGACTGGTGCGTTACAAGCTAACGTTACTACGAAAGGTATTTTTGACCTTTCTTCTGACGCTGACGGACGTTGGTCTGCAGAGAAGTTCAAGGGTCTTGTAGTACAGATTGACCGTGAATGTAACGTAATTGCAAAAGAAACTCGTAGAGGAAAGGGTAACGTAGTTATCTGTTCTTCAGACGTTGCTACTGCACTTGCTGCTTCCGGTATGTTGGACTACACTCCTGCAATGTCTACTAACCTTCAGGTTGATGACACTGGTAACACCTTTGCAGGTACTTTGAACGGACGTGTACGTGTTTACATCGATCCATATGCTTCTACTGACTACATCACTGTAGGTTACAAGGGAACTAACGCATATGACGCAGGTGTATTCTACTGCCCATACGTACCTCTCCAAATGGTTAAAGCCGTTGGTGAAGATACGTTCCAGCCAAAAATCGGGTTTAAGACTCGTTACGGAATGGCTTCAAACCCATTTGTTGGTGCAACTCCTAGTTCCGGTCTTGCCGCTGCTAAGAGCAACCAGTACTACCGTATCTTCCGAGTAGACAACATCTTAACGTAAGTTGAGATAAGAAATAGAATCTCGTTCAGGGATCTTTTCGGGGGAGTCGCAAGACTCCCCTTTTTTTTGCCTATATAGAAGAGACATGGTAGTCAATAAACGAATGGAAGCGCACACCTCAACACGAGGACTATGACATGAGAGCAGTTCTGTTCTTACTACTGGTTCCGTTTTTGGCTCAAGCAGAAACGGTAATTAACTATGACGATGGGTCTACGTATACTCTCAAAGAAAATCAAGAGATCTATATCAGTACACCAAATAGTTCTTTGTTCAAACGTCAATTGATGAATAACAAAGATACATTTTTCCGTGTACAAAAACCTTGGACTAAAAGAGACTATGTACCACAACCACAGGATCCGTATCAAATCGGTTCTGTTGCGTGGTGTGAATCATATGTCCCTTGGAGTGAAGGGTTAACTTTCGATATGATCTCTTGGCAACGTGCATGTGATACCAACAATGATGGTAAATATGTATTCTGTGATGACTATACACCCACTTCTGAAAGTTTGGGATTTGGATATTCACAACCAACAGATGATGATGATCGGTATGATGAAGAGTGTGGAGACTAAAATAGGGGGGTAACACCCCCTTTCTTTTTGTATAAATAGTAGTATGAAAAAGATAAACGACATACTATCACTCGCAAATCCTTACATTGGAATACTCTTTATTGCAATGGGGTTGATCTATGGATGTTCTGAGAGACAATCCGATGAAGCACCGGACGGATACTACTTCGAACAACCAGAATACGTCAAGACAGAACTGGAAGTAAAAATGGTCTTGTTTAAAGAGAAGTCAGAGTTTCGCAAAGTTGCGATGGAAAAAGGAGCATGGAATGACGGTACTGTACAAGCGTTTGGGACTATCAATCCAGACGGTAACTCTTGCACCATATACACATATGATGCTACCGTGAAGTATCAACCACACTATTGGGGTCATGAACTTGCACACTGCGTTTATGGAAGGTGGCACCAAGAACAGAACGCAAAGAGAGCACAACAGGCAAGGTTCGACTAATGGCATTAACAACAAATCTAAACTATCTACAACCTACTGGATTCAAGTTTGTTATCAGTAGGGATAACTATTCTAATATAGAATATTTTGCACAGTCTTTCACACATCCGGGCGCTTCAGTATCTCCGGTAGAGATTCCTACCAGACGTGTCAATCGTGTCCCTCTTGCAGGAGACAAGATCAACTACGGTGAGATGACGGTTGAAATTATCCTTGATGAGAACATGTCTGCATACAAAGAGATGCAAGCTTGGTTGGAGAGGATTGTAAATGATGGTCACGTGGAATACGATACTGCTACCAAGAAGGCTACTGCATCTGACATTACTATCATGATCCTTTCTTCACATAACAACACGAATGTCAAGATTAAGTACCACGACTGCATACCCACAAACATTGGACAGATAACCCTCGCATCCAACGTGCAAGATGTTGCGTTCACCACCTTCAACACATCATTCAGGTTTAGTACATTTGAGATAATTTAGTATGCAGGTTTGTGATATCAGGAACCCACGGGTTCTTGAACTATTAGAAAGATTTCGTTATTTGTTCATTGATAAGTATGATGTGACCAAAACTAACCACATGTTTGGAAAAGAAGATTCCGCAGAATACTTTACTTCTCCCTTCTATCGTGATATAATAGTAGGGATGGGTAGAGACCATGATGGTTCACCTGAGTGTGCACGTTCATATCCTTTAAAACCAGATCATTACAAAGGTGATGATCCGGAGTACAGGGAAGACTTCATGAAGATAGACGAAGCACTCAAGTGGGAACTTGGTATAGAGAATAATGCATTGTCTCAACTCTACCCACCAGAAGGATTTATAGCATGGCACAACAATGCGAACGCCATAGGATACAATCTAATCTTCACTTGGTCAGAGACCGGAGAAGGGTGGTTTAAGTATCTTGATAAATATGGTAATGAGATTATGATCAAGGACAAGAAAGGTTGGAGTCTCAAGGCAGGTTACTTCGGTAACTATGATGATGGTAAAGTATGTTACCACAGTGCCTATACAAAGTGTTGGAGATTAACTTCATCACACATTGTTGCACATGATGTAGATTATTGGAAAGACTGTATTGAAATGATTGGAGAAATATAATGTTGTTGGATCTTGAGTCCATTCTAGAAGAGTGGAAAGTAGACTGTGAAATTAGTGATGCTGAGTTAGACAAGAACTCTCGTAACACCCCCAAGCTACACCAAAAGTATCTGGACTATCTGTCCCGAACCAAGTTGAATTTAAAACGAGCAGAACATCAACAGATGGTTTTGTTGAAAGAGAAGTGGCACTACTACAATGGTTCCATGGATGAGTCTGCTATACGAGAGAAGGGATGGGATCCAGACCCGTTCGATGGACTACGTGTACTGAAGGGTGACATGGATCGTTACTATGATGCAGATCCGGAGATTCAAAAGTCCGAAGAGAAGATCGCATACCTGAAGACCGTAATCGACACACTTAAAGAAATACTAGATAATCTTAAATGGAGACATCAAACCATTAAGAACATCATTGATTGGAGACGATTGCAAGCAGGTGGATAACACAATAAAGGTACGGATGTTGAATCATTCGTACATGGCAATAGAATCAAACCCACACCAAGAGCAGGAGTTGCGAGACTTCTTCTCGTTCTTTGTGCCTGGCCATAAATTTATGCCAGCGTTTAAGAGGCGTGTGTGGGATGGTAAGATCAAGTTATACAACATGGTCACTAAACAAATGCACGTAGGACTGTATCATCACCTACGGAAATTCTGTGCGGAACGATTCTATGGTCTACAGATTATTGAGAACCCTGAGTACGGAATACCTAACGCTCAAGATAAAGTCAAACATCAAGATCTTGTAAAGTTTCTGGGTAACCTTGGTGCCCCGTTCGAACCACGTGATTATCAGTACGATGCAATTGCACACGGCATAGAGAACAAACGTGCACTGTTACTGTCTCCTACAGGTAGTGGTAAGTCATTCATTATATACAACCTACTGCGATACCTGAAAGAGAATAAGAACGTAAAGAAAACTCTGATTGTTGTTCCTACAACAAGTCTAGTAGAACAGATGTACAAAGACTTCGAGGACTACGGGTATGACGTAGAGAACGAGTGTCATAAAATTTACAGTGGTAAGGAAAAAGAGACAGACAAAGGTGTCGTGATCTCGACATGGCAGTCTATCTACAAGTTCCCAGAGACATGGTTCCGACAGTTTACTTGCGTGTTTGGGGATGAGGTGCATTTATTCAAAGCAAAGTCCCTGTCTACTATGATGGACAAGTGTTACAAGGCAAAGTATCGATTTGGTACTACGGGTACACTGGATGGTACAGAGACAAACAAACTCGTACTCGAAGGTTTATTCGGCCCCGTGTTTACGGTGACTACCACCGTGAAACTGCAAGAAGATAAACAACTCGCAGAACTAGACATATCTGTCTTGTTGTTGCGGTATCATAATGATACGTGTCACATGATGCGTGATAAAACGTATCAGGAAGAAATTGACTACATAGTTACTAACGAACAAAGAAATAAGTTCATCTCTAAACTGGCAATTGACCAGACAGGTAACACTTTAGTGATGTTCCAGTTTGTAGAGAAACACGGTAAGATCCTGTTTGAACTTATACGTGAGGCGGCAAAGAAAGGTCGCAAAGTACTTTATGTGTCGGGAGAGACCGACACCGAAGATAGAGAAAAGATCCGTGGTATAGTGGAGAAAGAAAAAGATGCGATTATTGTTGCTAGTTTGGGTACTTTCAGTACTGGTATTAACATTAGGAACTTGCACAACATCATCTTTGCAACTCCTTCCAAATCCCAAGTCAAAGTCTTGCAATCCATTGGCAGAGGTTTACGAGTGTCAGATGATCGCTCAGTCACCAAGCTATACGACATTGCAGATGACTTCCATGTAAAGAGTCACCAGAACTTCACTCTGAAACACAGCGCAGAAAGAATACGCATATATACTAAAGAAGGATTCAAATATAAAGTGTATCCTATCAATTTAAAAGGTACGGGATGATGTGAAGTATATTAAGGTATACCCCATTGACAATTTTGAGAAATTGCGTGATCAATTTTTAGAAGAAGTTAATTTAAGAAAAGTCGCAGATAAAATATCTGGTGATTACTGGGGTGGTTCGAGGTATAGCATCAATGACGCTAAAGCAATATCAAAGACAGACAAATATCTCGATCCCTTTGTAGAGATGGTATCGAAACCAATAGAGAATTATTGTAAAGAATGGTCGTGTATACAATATAATATACATAGTATATGGGTTCATGATTATGATGTAGGTGCTAAGTATATACATCACACACATCATCTTACGAATATGTCAGGGGTTGTTCATTTACGTTTAGAGGATGAGAGAGATTGTACTTGGTTACAGGGTGACACATCCCCTATTAAAGAAGGTGATGTTGTTTTGTTTCCTTCGATGCACCCACATGCTAGCTTGGAAACACATGGGAAAAAAATTGTAGTGTCTTTTAATTGGAATATGCACGGTGAACATAACGTATCACCAAAACTTTGGTAAGGGATAATAATGGAATCGATTAAGCAGTTAAAGTTAGTCACGGGTGAAGAGATCATTGCACGTATCGTTGAAGAAGACGATCATGATGTTTTCCTCCGCAACGCACTCACAATCCAGTTCAGGGAATTGGATGATGGGTCACGCCAGTATACCTTTAAATTGTTCATGTGTTATCAAGATGACCCGCAACGAATGATCATGACCAAAATGAATTCTATTATCGCAGTCGCCAATCCTGTAGAGGAAATGATCCGACAGTATAATCAAGGATGTGATAATATCTTCTATGGTGTTGATATGGAGTGGGATCCTGCAGAAGAATATGATCCCTATGATGCCGTTATGGATAAGATGTCTGACTCCGGAACTAATAATGTACTACACTTTCCATCACCACCGGATAAGATACACTAGGTGTATACTCACTTTCCCGCAACGGCAAGCTAAGTATAACACAGGAATTTCATTATGTCAAGCGAAAAATTAAAAAAAGTCGGATTTACTGCATCCGCATTTGATCTGCTACATGCAGGACACATCTCTATGTTACGTGAGGCGAAAACCGTCTGCGACTATCTTATCTGTGGTCTGCAGGTAGATCCGTCTCTGGATCGACTAGAGAAGAACAAACCCATCCAAGGGGTCACCGAACGATTCATTCAACTGAGTGCAGTCAAGTACGTGGATGAGATCGTGCCTTACGAGTACGAACATGAACTCCTAGATATTCTAGACACATATCCCATTGATCTCCGTATCATTGGGGAAGAGTATCGTGCGATGGAATTTACAGGCAAAGACAAATGTCAAATAAAGGGAATCGAGATCTACTATAATAAAAGAGATCACGGATTCTCTACTTCTGGATTGAGGAAGAAAATAGTTGACAAAGGTGTGTGAAAAGCATATAATGGTTAAAACTAGGAGATTTTATAATGACCGCAATTAAACCAAAGGAAAAACCACATTACGTTAATAATAGAGAATTTTCTCTTGCCGTGGTTGAGTATTGTAAGGACGTAAAGAAACAACTGGAACTGGGTAACCCCAGACCTATTGTCACTGACTATATTGCGTCATGTTTTCTCAAGATCTCAGAAGGACTGTCCCATAAGGCAAACTTCGTCCGGTACACTTATCGTGAAGAGATGGTAATGGACGCAGTGGAGAATTGTCTCAAGGCGATTGAGAACTATGATATCGAAGCTGCGACTCGCAGTGGTAAACCCAATGCATTCGCATACTTTACACAGATCTCATGGTTTGCATTCCTACGCAGGATTGCTAAGGAAAAGAAACAACAGGACATCAAACTCAAGTACATCTCAGAAGCAGATCTCTCTATGTTCATTGAAGAGAACACTGAGGGCGGTTACTCCGACTATAGTAACACTGCTCCATTCGTGGAACAGTTACGTGTTCGAATTGATAGTGTAAAGGATGCAGACAAACACTTCAACACCTATAAGAAGGAAGAGAAGATTCGCAAGAGACGTGCAGTGAATGTAGATTCGGATCTATCAGATTTTTTAGTTGACAAGTAACTCCCAGTGTGGTATACTGGGTGTACCAAATGAAAATAGGTAATTTATTATGTGGAAATACATATGTGAATCGGGGGTCTATACTGAAACCTCTTTGATTAAATTATTGTGGGCTATTCACAGTCACAGAATGCATCACCTGATAAATCATGGGAGGTATGCAGATTGATGGGTTATAATAATCCACCACTGGATAAACCGTATATACAACTGATCTGTCATCCCTACGAGCATGAAACATCCGTGAACACACGTGTTACTATTGACGTTATGCAGAAGGATCTGTCACGTGATGATATGTTGCAAGTATTGGAGGATTTTATGAAAGCAATGGGATATAGGTTTAGTGATAAAGAATCCCTTTGTATTGAGGCATATGATTAAATGAAAATAGCAATATTAAATGACACCCATGCGGGTTGTCGAAACTCATCTGACATTTTTATGGGATACCAAGAACGATTCTATACGGACGTGTTCTTTCCCTATTTGTTAGAGAACAACATTACTCAGATCTTGCATCTGGGTGACTACTACGACAATCGTAAGACCGTCAACTTTAAAGCCCTTGCACACAACCGTAAGATCTTCCTAGAGAAGTTACGTGAGTATGGTATCACGATGGATATCATTCCCGGCAATCATGACGTGTACTACAAGAACACCAATGAACTGAACGCACTGAAGGAACTCCAAGGTCACTACATGAATGAAGTGAATCTTATTATGGAACCAACAGTGATGAGGTATGGCAACTTAGATGTTGCTTTGGTGCCTTGGATCAACCCTGAGAACGAGGAATCAACACTTGAGTTTCTTGAGACGTGTAAGGCATCTATTGTCGGTGCACACTTGGAACTGCAGGGGTTCGAGATGGCACGTGGTCAAGTGTGTAAGGATGGTATGTCCACTAAGCACTTCGAGAAGTTTGAGATGGTTCTGTCTGGTCACTTCCACACACGTTCATCACAAGGGAACATTCATTATCTAGGATCTCAGATGGAGTTCTTCTGGAATGACTGTGATGACAAGAAGTACTTCCACGTTCTAGATACCGAA